AAGATTCATTACTACAATGGAGACAGTCTGGTAACTCGCGCAAGAAATGCGACAGTTGCTGCGTTCTTGGACATGCCTGATGTCGACTACTTGATGTTTATCGACTCTGACATCCATTTCAGCAGGTGGCAACTCGAAAGACTACGCTCACACGACAAAGGTATCGTTGGTGGTGTATATCTCAAGAAGAAGTTACCATATACGCCTGTCTGCAATAACAAGATTGGCGATGAAGGTAATCTTACGCTCATGCGTGAGATTGGCACAGGCTTTATGATGATTCGCAGGGATGTATTTGAGAAGATGAAGGAAGCCTTTCCAGAGCGTAAATACAAGCCATATAGCCACGAGCGACCAAGTGAGAACTATTATGATTTCTTTGGCGTAGGTGTAGATGAAGAGAATGGCTACTACCTATCAGAGGACTACTACTTCTGTAAGAAAGCACGTGAGCTTGGCATCAATGTGTATCTGGATCAGGATATTTTGGTAGAGCACTCTGGGCGTATGATGTATCCGACAAAAGATATTGACCTGATCAAAGGTGCAAATGTTCTACTGGCATCCTATAGAGAGGATTACCAGATGGAGGATGAAGTCAAAGAAGCCATATCAGATCTACACAAAACCGTAAACAAGATTGTAACCAATAGGCTCTAAAAGAGTATTGATTTGAGGCGCAATCAATACTTATTTTCTACGATCATGCCAAAGCCTATACGACTACCATCTGGACGAATCAAGTATGGTGAGTACACCTTTTCAGGGTACAATAAGCCACGCAGGTCTCCTCGTGAGGATAAGACCATGATGGTATTGGCAAAGAGTGGAAGCCAAGTGCGTTTGATTCACTTTGGCGATCCGAATCTAAAGATAAAGAAAAACATCCCTGCACGCAAGAAGTCTTATTGTGCACGTAGCGGTGGGATCAAGGGAGCAGGAAATAAATTGAGCGCCAATTATTGGAGCCGTAGAGCGTGGGACTGCTAATGGCAGAATCAAGAGTAAACGAAGCTGGTAATTACGACAAGCCTGAAATGCGTAAGAGATTGTTTCGTAAGATCTTACGTGGCACAAGAGGTGGCAGAGCAGGCCAGTGGTCAGCTCGCAAAGCTCAGTTATTGGCAAGGGAATACGAAGCTGCAGGTGGGGGCTATACGAACTAATGCTAAAACCTTCGCAGAGATCGCTTCGTAGTTGGTCAAATGAGGATTGGGATTACATCAATCCAAAGGATAAGGATAAACCGAAATCAAAACGTGGTAGATACCTACCCAAGAGCGTGAGGGAAAGTTTGACTCCATATCAAAAGGCTCAAGAGAATAAGAAGAAAAGACAGGCAAGTGCAAAAGGAAAGCAGCGTGCTTCCTATTCCAAGGCGGTTGCCAGAAAGGTTCGCAATGCCACTTAAAATTGGTTCTTCACAGGCAACGATCTCTGCCAATATCCGACAACTCATAAAAGAGGGCTACAGCAGAGATCAAGCTATTGCTATCGCTCTGGATAAAGCAAGAAAAGCAAGAGGAAAAGCAAGACGATGATTGACTTACGAGGACGGTTTTCCGTTGACCAAGAAATGGTAAAGCGTGTGCTGGATCAAGAGATCGCACATGCCTATTACGACATTACGGTCAACCGTAGCAAGGTAATGAACTCATGGTATCAATCAGAATACGATGAGTTCTTGGTTCCTGACCGAAACATTTTCTCTGACAAATCGTATATCATCAAGCAGTCCTCTATCGAGTCTAATGATGAATATCAGGAAAAACTCGAGCGTATGCGCTTGTTCCCATTAGAGAGCAAGTTCCTATCAGCCCAGCAGCGCATCTATGATGAGAATAACGTCAATAGAACCTATTGTGACGATAATATCTCATTCTGGCTATCCAAAGAGATGCACTATGATGATGCTGGAGCCAACATCACAGAATTTTATCGTGATAAAGTCCTCTTCGTAAAAGAGGTGCTGGGCTTTGGCGCAGTCATCACCGACATTATGATGGACGATAACGGACAAACCATACTCGATGGAAATGGTATGGTCATTCCTTATTCCTATGTGGTTCGTCCTCACGAGTTATACAATTTTGATTATAAGCAAGGTCAGCTTGTCCTACTGATCACCAAGCAACGTTATTGGACAGTTGACCGCAAGCAGCACACCAAGTGGAGAGTATTCACCCCAGACCGCATACAGGTCTACCATCAGGAAGGCGTAGCAGGCGTGGGAGCGAAAGAACTGATTACCGATATGGAGAATCCGTTTGGACGTGTCCCAGCCACCCTTCTTCGAGGTGCTGTCGATGCTAACACTTCATTTGTCGTAGGTAAGCCAAGACGCTACAGCCTAAAAGGATTGTATCTGGCTGCATCTGAATTATTCTACGACCTACAGAAAGGATCAGAACTTTTTGCACACCCAATACCAGTCTATAGTGAAAGCATTGCAAAAGCATTATCAGGCATTCAGCAAGACGATAAGTACAATGCGAATGACATTAAAGAAGCTGTTGGTATGTGTATTGTTTACCCTGATGATATGGAGGTTCCAAGCACCCTATTTCATCAGGCGAGCATGGAAGGACTTCAGCACCTTCGTGAAGTCATTTTCAGAGACTTAATGAGCTTAATCTTCCTATTGGCCAGTGTTCGTGATAAGAGCGTGGTCAAATCCAATGTCAGCGGCTCGGCCAAAAGGTTCGACAACGTAGAAGAGCAGGGACTACTGGCCCAGACTGCAATGGACATGGAAGATATAGAGAATGATCAGCTCAAACTACAGGCGATGATTCGTGGAGAAGATCCAAGCGAATTCTTCGTCAACTACTCCAAGCATTATGACTTGTCAAGTGCTGATGAGATCTGGAATGACCTTGTAGAGGGTGCTCAATATGGTGTAACGAATCACGGCTTGTACAAGTATCAAGTTCACGAATACTTGCGTAAGCGTAGCGCTCCATCAGAGATCAAAGATCAGATCATGGAAGAAATTGAACAGCTTGGCATGCCACAGAAGCCAGCGGATCTATCTGCACTACAAAACATTGTAGACAGAACACGATTGGCAATGAAGGCGCAGCCAGAATTACTTTCCTCTGAAGCAATGGAATACCTTGGTCGTTCATTAGATGACATCGAGGATGACATGGAGGAAGATTCAAACATGGAAAGCAGTATTGATTCCATACCATCATAATTAGTAAGTTAACTAATGTCTGAACAAGATCAGGTCGTAGAGCAGACCCAAAACGCTCCACAGGAGGACGTTGCTACTCCACAAGAACAGCAACAACAACCTGAAGTAGACACGAGTAAGATATTCTCGAAGGGCTACAATGAGGGTAAAAGCAAAGCAGAGAAGGACTTGTTAAACAAGTTCTCCAGTTCTTTAGGTATTGATCAGGTAGAAAGCATAGAAGATGTCATCGGTGCACTATCTCAAAAGCTATCCCCTAAAAAGGAAAATGCAAGTGAGGTAGATGAACTTCGTAAGATGCTCGAAGATGCAAACAGAAAGGCTCAAGAAGCAGAGGATAATTACGCTGCTTTTGTCTATGAGACTAAACTGGATGCTACGATGGATCAAGCGATTTCTTCGCTATCAGCTGAAGGGAATTTATCGCTTAAAGGTGATCATCTCAAGAACCTCTTTTATATGGAATATGATATAGAAGAGCGTGATGGACAATTCTTCCCTACTCGAAACGGCACGCCAGTGCTCGATCAGGAGGGTAACCGCAAATCTGTTGCAGCCGTCATTCGTGACTTTGCACGTGAGAATAAATACATTCAACAGCGTGTACAAGGAACAGGCGGATCATCAGGTAGTGGTCAAGCTTCTACTAAGCCCAGCAGAGCAGAGTTTCGCGCTTTACTAAAAGGCAATGCAGAATCGCAAGCCAAAGCAGGAGAGCTCTTCAATATTGCGGTAACGCAAGGAGTCGGTTGGGCTGACTAACCATCGGTTTGGCAATACCCTAATTGCCATTGCGGTCGAACAGACCTTAAACCAAAGAACTTGCGGTCACAAAGTGTGGCCACATCATTTAACGTCTAAATCTACATAAGACAATGGCAATTAACTCCAACTTCTCTATCTACGAACCAGAAGCATGGGTGGAAGTGTTCCTTGCGAACCAATTCCCTTCACGTCCAATGGTTTCACAATCTGTTACTAACGTAGCAGGTGCAGATGTTGAAGGACTTGTTTCAGCTCGTAACAAATCCGTAAACATCACTCGTGCAGCAAAAACATCTGTATCAGATGTTATTGATTATTCAGGAAACTACAACAGCTACACAACTCCAGATGCTGATGAGTTCACCCTGACAATGAACAAGCACAAGTATCTACAATTCTCTATCGACAAAGCAGATCAGCGTTTCGCTCTTCCTGACCTTGTGCAACAACACTTCGTGCCTCGCTTGCACTCTTTGATCGATGTGATCAACCAAGACATCAAAGCAGAAGCTCTCAAGTTCGAAGCATCTTTCGCTGACATCAACGGAAATGCAACTATCCTTGACGATGCTGACCTTCGTGAAGCACGCAGAATCCTCAAAGCACGCAAAAACTGGAATGACGGAGCAATCGCTGTTCTTTCTCCAGATGCAGAAGCTGACCTTCTTGGATTGAACTTGTTCCACCAAGCAAACACACGTGGTTCTGCTGACATCCAGCTTACAGGAAGCATGGGCACAGCCTTCGGTTTCGACTTCTATGTTGACAACCTTGGCTCAAGCCACACTGCTGCTACTGTAACTGATGCTGTTGTTGCTGCTAACGCTGCTGCTGGTGCTACAACGATCACAATCGACAACGGATCAGCTTCCGATGCTACAATCTCTCTTTCTGAAGGCGATGTAATCTACTTCGGATCTGCAGATAGCACAGACGATTTCTACACTGTAGCTTCTCAAACAGCAACCGTATTGACTGTTAAAGAGCCATTACGCAAAGCTGTTCTGAACAACGCTACAATCAACGCAGTGCCATTGGCATCTACAGGAACAAACGAGTTCTTCTACGATCCACGTGCGATCAGCCTCGTAACTGCAGTTATGCAGTCTATCGATTCTGGTAACGGTGGTGTGCGTAGAGCTGCTGGTTTCGAGCCTATGAACAGAGTAAACTACACTCTGACTGTAGAAGAAACCAAGTCAGGCGCTGACATCCTCATCGAAGTTCTGTACGGAACAAAACTGTTCTACCCAGATCTCGGTGTGCGTTATGTTCGTGGTACAGCTGCGAAAGCCTAAGTTTAACTGAGCAAGGGGTTCCCAATTTGGGAACTCCTTCTCTTTTAATATGGAGGCTAAAATGTCACATAGTGTAGATACGCATTCGGTTATAGGCATGATCGGCACAGTGCTGACGATTAGCCTATCACAGATCAATATGATCGTGTCACTGGCTGTCGGCTTGGTGACATTGTTCTATATGATCGTTAAAACAGCAAGATTACTTAATCAAGATAAAGATGCCGTTCAGCAGTCTGACTCTGACAAGGGATGACATAGATGCTTTTGAAGGCGAAACATTCAGAGACCTGAATGTCGTAGCCGCAGGAAGCACAGTTGGAATATCATCACGTGATACACTCGTGCTTGACAAGGCAAAGAGTGAATTACAGACGGACATCTTGGAAAAACTCGGTGGATACGTCACCGATGGCACCTACGCAAGTGAAACTGCGTTATTGGATGCCTTATATGCAGTGGATGATGAGGACTTACTCGTCAACCTACTGGTTTACAAATTTTTGGAATTATGGTTCCAGCAGGACGCTACCAATTCAGATAGTATGGCGTTCATGAAAGCAGGGAACTATTATCGCAAGTATGTGAATTACTTGCAGATCAACTTACAGCGCCTAACAGGATCGTTGAGCACGCCACGTAGAGTGCCTCGTTTCCGCATGAGGTCGTCCTATGGCTATTGATTTCAAGGATATTGATTTCATCAAAGATGCTGCGGATGACATAAGAAAAATGACCTCTCGCCCAGAGTTCTATGAGAAGGTTGTGAAGCAAGCAGCCATTCTTCATGCAGATAACGCAGAGGATCTGACAAGACAACAAAGAGACCCATCTGGCAATCCGTTTCCACCTCTATACAAGGCATACGCAGACCATAAACAACAAGCAGTTGGTAATAGAAGAGCGGATATGCGTTATTCTGGTCATGCTATGGATAACATGAAGATTCGTCAAAAAGGACAGAATCGAAGTGCAGAAATCTATTTTGATGGCAAGCCAAGCTACGCCAAGGAGTCGTCTGGTAGCTACATGTACAAAAACCAAAAAGGCATTGGAAGAGAAGAGCGTAGAATCTTTCCAGAAGCAAAGGATGCTTCAAGCGCTCCCCAAATGGAAGTGCATCAAGATGTATATGAGGTTCTTGGTAAATACTTAAACCAACCAAGAAGGATAAACATCGTTGGATAGAAACGCAATCCTTACAAATCTAATAAGCAACTACTTTACCTATTCGTCAAACGATTCTCGTCAGACAGTGGAAAAGGTATTGAAGTATAGCGGTGATTCTACCGATCTTATCAGACGTGCAGACATCAAGCGTGAAGCTGTTGTATTCCGTTTGCAATCTGCTACGACAGAGTATTTGATAGAGGATGAAAAGCCAGTAGACCTATCCCAAGCATGGGATACGCTTGTGTTTGTCGAGCAAGGCGATTCACACTCTGTTAAGGAAGCAAGATACGATAGAATGTTGGAGCTTACTGATCAGATTATTGACTGGGCAACGGTAGTATCACCAGCCGATATCAATGCAGATGTATACACGATCACGCTCACAGGAGCAACTCCAACAATAGAGCTGGATGGATACATATCAACAACCTTAAGTTTTAACTCTAAAATAAAGATACAATAAATGGCACGTTTAATATTTGAAAAAGCTGCAATTACTGCTGCTGGTAACACGTCCTACGATGACAACACAAACATCGTTGGAATTGTTACAGAAAGCATTACAATGACAGAAGAGGCTCTTCAAGTAGCAATCGAAGATAACCAAAACATCAACGAAGGCTACACCTCTACCATGTCATTCAGAACAAGAGATGCTGTTGCTGCTGGTGGTGGAGCATTAAATGCTCTTGCTTATTTCGGTGGTGCATCTTCACCTGCCAAAAAACGCCTTATCATGTTTGGTGTAAATGGTGGCGATGACTATTACATCGACAACGTATATGTCATGGGACGTAGAGTGTTCGAGAATGGTCGTGAAGAGTACGAAATCTCTTGCCAGATTGATTCCACAACAACTGTTATAACCAAAGCCTAATGTCTATCCAGCTCGAAAAGCTGGCTATTCTTGATCAGGCTTCTGGTAAGCAGTTTGTTAGCAAAGACGGTAAGACTCGGCAAGTCTATCAGGAAAAGCCAATAACCGTTGAGATTGAGGCAGGCCAGAAAATGGTAGAGGGATACGACTATCAAGTATCCCTGTCTGGTGTTTTATCCAAGGCTGACAAGGAATTCTTGACAGCTCTATCATCAAAAGAAGCCAAGGTGATGATAGCAGGATACACGTCTACTGGTCTCATTCTACAAGGCAAGGGAAACCTGTAT